TTTATCAATTAAAACAGATTCATCAAGGGATTTATTATTCCAATGTAATAAAGCTGCTTTTGCAAATTCAGAAGGAATGCCATTCCGTCTAAAGTGACTTGCCAGTCTCATTGATGTATTATTTCTATTTCCTTGTTGAGGACCTATAGTTAACATGCGTTGTATACAAGGAACTACTTTAATATTTTCTACTGTTTTAGAAAATACCTTTAACTTAGGAGTGTCAGTTATAATATATTCTTCTAATTCTCCATCACCCATTAATTCTTGATAAGGGAAATCTAGCCTTGGTGTTTTAGCAATTTCCATTATTTCATTAGGTCTTTTATGCATTAACTCTTGGATTGTCAATGGCACTTTATAAAGACCTGTTTTTTTATTAACGGTATGAGCTACTCTATAAATTGCTGTTCTGATATATACCATCTCATCAATACCTGGCAACAAATTTGCCATTGTTTGTTTTACTATATATGGTAAATTTTCAGATGGAGCAAAATTAAAAGTATCATTTGATAGGACTAGATGATATCCAGTACCACTAAAGTAAGGTTGAATTGAAGAATTTACGTGAACATCTAAATCAGAAAGAGCATGAACGCATACTAAAGCTCTACGTAATGTCTCTTCGTCAGAATTATCACCTTTATCCACATCAATAAGTATCTTATCGATATATCGCTCTCCATAATAACTACTTACTGTAGCAGATTCTTCTATCTTACCTTTAGCCGCCTCATCATAAAGATATACTGAACGATAAAGCGGCACTTCAGGTTGAATATATTTAGCTAAATCACCCTTAGGAATTAAAGTATTTCTACTTCTTGGGTCGTTTTGGGCGATTTCAATATACATTACAATGCGTCAACAGATACTACTGGATTTTCAGAAGCTGGTCCCTCTTTAACTTCATTTAAATAGTTATTATTCTTCATCCATTTAGCATAGCTTTCCATTTCTTCTTTGCCTTTAGCTGTATTTGGATAAAGTTTAGGTAGCATTGTAGTGAATAATGTTCCAGTATTTTTATTCTGCTTTCTATAAATATAAGCAACGTAATTTAATACTGGAGGAGTGTCAGGCATAAAGTTACTGCAATAATTATTATTTAAATAACCAGCAATATCCTTTATAGGCTCTCCTTCATTAGTTTCCCATTCGCCTTTTATATTTACACCAGCAGAGCAATTAATAGTATCAAAAATACGATACATTTTATCTAATACCGACCCTCCAGTTATATTACCTGAAGCATCTTTTTCAAGACTCCCTGCTATTTGCATATTTCTTGAATATTGAGAATCCTTTAATGCAAACTCAATATCAATATATATATCTGCCCAATCGTATTCTTCTGATTTATCTGTGAAGTTAATAATTCCAACTTCGCATACACCAGAATATTTACCGCTTCCACCTTCTTCTTTTTTAGGGTTTGGTCTAAATAGTCCCATTATTTACCTTTCCTTTCCTATTTTCAGTATTAACAAGATTCCATTGTTTTAAAGCTTTGATGAACTCTTTTTTAAAATCATAACCATTAATCCAGTTTTTCTCACTCATATGTAAAACCCAATCTAACTGGTCATCTATAGAAATACAGCGATTTTTTTCGATATAATATCTTTCAAATCTCTTTCCATCAGAATCTATTTCATAAATAGTTAGATGCTTATCATCAACTTTATATTCAAGTTTTCTTGAATTATCGTAGCCATGTATTTTCATCATTTACTTTCTTTTTTGTAGATTTTGTTCCAATCAAATTCCATTACTTTACCACGCAAATGGTCACAACGACTACCTGCCTCTAAAGCTTTGCCTGATTCAAATGAAACCATCAACTTATCTTCTTCTCTAAACATGTATCCTATGCCATCTGCTTGTGCCATAATCATGTTTTTTAATTTACCAGATATATCAAGGCTTTCTGGTTCTATTGCAGTTGAGTTGTCAATAGGAGAAGCTGTTTTTCTATGTCCAATTAATATTAAATTCTCACATAAACTTGATAACTTCTTGATATTGTTCATTACTCTTTCGCGAACTAGGCCAAAGCCTTTACCAAATGGTAAATCATTGATACTTTCAATGTCATATTCCCTACAAACATCTTTCTCTGTCCATGTAACAATCTTGTCAATGGTATCAAGTGCAAAATATTTGTATTCATGACCTTCTGTTGCATCTGCATAAAACTGCAACAATTCTTCTTTTGAATTTACTGAATGAAAGTAACCTTCAAGCATATTTCCACCTTGCTCAGTATCTATAATTAAACAATTATCTAATTTACTTAACATAGTGGTTTTCCCTACTTTTGGGGCTCCATACAACAATAAAATCCCTGGATTAACAGAAACTGGTTTCCGTTTTACCTTTTTAAGCGTCATCTAACACTCCTCCTACCTTTTTAAAATAAAATTCATAATAACAATCAATACAAACTTGGATTTCTGAGAGTTTTGGATATTTTACCCGATAATGTGCTTCTTTTTCGCAGTCATTACATATAGCTCCCAGATTCCAGCTTAATATTCTTTTAGCTTTGATGATTAATTTACTCATTGATTTAAATGGGCCACAACACTAGTTATGACCCATTTTTACACCAAAATAGCAAAAGTAATATAGCACTAATTAGAACTTTGAGCAAGTAAATTGTCAGGGAATTTAAAGACAATTTCACTTCTATAAGATTCTTCATTTATTACCTTTTTAACAGCATTTGCGATAAAAGCTCCACTCATATTTGAGCAGTAACTTGTTGCCTTAGCATTACATGGTTCATCAGAAGCATTTTCATCTGAATACCAAGTATTAACATAATCCTTTAATTTAGGATTTTTTAATATATATTGCTGATACTGTTCTGAGCCCATTCTGCCATCAATCAATAAGAAAGGTTGATTCTTTTTACTAAGTGCTATTTTAGCTGCATCTAACCTTGCTGCCATACTATCAAAGCCAAGTATGACTATATCTTCTTGATTTAAGGGCTTTGCAAATTCCTTAAAGTAACCTGGATACGTTTGTATATAAACTTCATCATTAATATTTTTTAAATGACTCTCTAAGGCAGATACTTTTTCTTTGCCTACATCTTTTAATATATAATGACTTACGCCTATATTTTGTATCTCTACTTTATCCATATCATACAAAATAAAGTTATTTACTCCCATTCTACATAATTGGGTAGATGCGGAACTACCTATAGCCCCGCAACCCAATATGTGAAAGATTTTATTGCCGAAGTCTTCAATGAGTCCACTGCTTCTTTCGTTAATTCTCAAGCTACAGCTCCTTTCTTTCTGTTTTCAAAATATTCATCGGTCCAGAATTGAGAACTTGCTGTTTCCAATTCTTCAGGAGTTTTGAATACTTTAAGCCTAAAGTTATATTTTTTATACTTCTTATTCATAGTTTTAGCTGCATTATTATATGTGTTTAATGCTTCTTTAGGATTATTAAAGAATGCTAATTGGTCAAGTGTTTCCTCAATCTCATCTTCAGCTTTTCTTAAGACTTGGTAAGGAATCCCTACTCTATTAAAATGCTCTTTAGTTCTCACTCCATACCCATTATAATTATGGTCAAATCCTAAACTACCTTGGCCATTATTATAATATTGAGTTAAATTAACCGCTTGTGGAGTACATTTATCTTTAACCTCTTTTAATATATCTTCAGTAACTTCTGATTCTTCTGTTAAAAAGTTCAGCTCTACATTAACTTCATGTAAGAAAGGTTCAAAGAATTGTATCCTTAATTTATATTCTTTCTTAAGATTGACTACTAATGAAACACTCCAATCCTTAGCTTTATTAGATAGTATTGTACTATCATCTGTTCCGGACCAGAAAGCTCCCATA